CGCTTGCATATTGGTTGTGGTCGCTTTGCACCATTCGCAGTTGAAATAGCCCGCTGGTTCCTCAATCCATGAATGGCTATTCCAAATCCATTCAGCGATAGCGAAGTTTACTATTTGCTCATCGGTCATCGAATCGAGGTCGTATTTATACGGTTCCATTCTCTTTAACATTTTCCCTCCGTCTAATCGTCATCGCATCCTGGTTCTCGTTCAAATAATTCCCGCTTGAGCTGATACTTGGTCACTTCTTTCTTCGGTGGTTCTATTTTGGCTGTTGAGCTTTCCGATTCAACGGCTGGTTCCTTATCCTGAAAATTAGGCGGGTTGTATGGGGCATCCTTTGGCGGCAAGAAAGGTTCGACCGATGGCTCCGAGGCGAAGCGTTCACAGTCGGCGCATAGAGGTAAATTCGCTTTGATATAGTGCAGGTCGCTCGCTCTCCAATTTAGTTTATCTTTACTACAAAGGAAGCATGTCTGTTCAGCTTTTTTTAGCATCGGCTATCCGTTTATAATCTCTCGCATGGTCTTGAAGTTCCTTTGGGCAGTCCTTCTCCCATCCGTCATAGGGACCCACCATCCATTTCGGCGGCATAGGAATAGTCGCGGGCTGTATAAAAAATCTTAAAAAAGACCATCTCAACTTTACTTTCGCTGGCTTCCAAAGATGAAGGACTCTCGGATTGAAATTGATGTAGTCGACTTTCGGCGGGTGGTATTGAATAACCGTTTCTTCGTCAGACCAAAACAAATCTTTGACGAAGCACATCTCTTTCCAATTCGGGGTGCGATTCGGTGCGGATGCCGAAACATGTTCCCATCCATAGCCCATGCTTGAAATAATTATAAGGTCAACTCCGCATGAACCGTCTACAACATATTGACCAAATCGCCAATCATTCGGAAACTGACCATCGCTTTCGGTCATTCGCCCTTTCAGGTCTGGATGTATTATGCTTCTCATCGATTCTCCAATAGTTTTTTCATAGGATTATTATAAATCAAAAACGCAACGAGAGAAATAAAAACAAATTTTCATACATTCGCTCATTCATTCGCTCATTCATTCGCTCATTACAATTCAACAAGCCATCAATCAAACATAGCCTTCAGACTTTCCAACTATCCGACCGATATTCCCATTTACTTGCGAATCAACTATCAATCACCCTACAAAAAAGCAACTCAACAAGCATGTTCTTTTACTATCCTATCATCATCTTAGTTCATGCGCGGACGTGTGAACACCCTACAAATTAAAAATAATCAGACGCTTTTATCTTTCGATTTCCAGACCATCATGCGCCCATACTTGCCCATTGACGGCTTGATTCCCAACCTGTCGTGTCCCCCGCCGTATAAACTTTCTGACTCCCTTGTTCCCAAACTTGCCAACTGCCAGCTCATTCTCTTACGCTGTCGGTCAGGTCATCATGCAATCAATCACCGTGCATTATTTTTAGGTCAGCGTCCTACCAACCGCTCGACTCGGTATCTTCACACTCGCACATCTACTTCGTTTGACAGCTCATCTAACATCGTGCAATAAAAAAATAAACAAACTATCTTTCCACCTTCTGCCTGTATCATCGGCTGTATAAATATCCCCCTTTAAGAATGGCCTAAATACTTTGACATCTGCGACTCGAATTTATCGTAAATCTCTTTTTCCGAAGTGTCGCCAAGAACTTCGTGACCGATAATCCTGACCTGCCCATACATTGCATAAAACGCGCCAACCCGAAGCGGCCCCGCGTTGCATCGCTGAATGAATACGTCCAGTGGCATCGCCCCCGTATTCGGATAGTTCATCCAGACCGAGAATTTCTCCCCTGCCTGAACCGCCTCGTAATACGTCACACCTTTTCCCTGACCAGTCCTCTGGTCGTGAATCGAGCGAGGCACTTCAATCAATGCCTTCTTCGGCTTGATGAAAATCGTGTGCAAGTGCAAATAGCTTGCTCGACTTTCCATGACATTCCCACTTCGGAATATCTGCTTGATGCCGTTCATAAAACTTGGCAAGCTGACCATCACATGCCCGTTATTATGAACGAACGATTTCTTTCCTTCCTCTTTTCCGATTTCCCCGCCGCATAACGGAAGCACGGTTTCCAAATCCAAGCGCACCATGACATAATCAGTCACCTGCGCCTTGCGCGTTTTAACCTGTGCATCAGTTCCCTCTGGCTGGGTTTCTGCCTGACCTTCCATCAGCGCAAAGAACTTGTCGGCTTCTGGCGTGGTCAGTAATTGTGGTAGAGTTGCTTTCATCTGCGGGAGTTCTGGCACGTTTGCGAAAATAACCAAGCGGATTTTATAAGCTTTGTGCCGCTTGCCTTCGACCATCTTTCCAGCTTCACTTAAAATCTGACGCGCTCTCATTTGTTCGAGGGCGTATCGGATTGCGTCGGGCTTTGCACCCATGCCAGTCTTGTTGAGGATTTCTTTGACTTCGTCTGCTGTCGCAATTCCCGATGCTTGGACGATAAACATCGATGCGATTTTTAACTCTTTTTCATCCAACTCCTTTGGTCTTCCCATTTTACTACCTCCTGTTTAGGTTCAGCGATGAACCTTTTTTGTGAACTACTTTACAAACGAGCCATCATTTTCTCGGCTTCCCGTTCTTGCTCATGTCCCAATTGATTGCCCATCGGATTTCTCGGCTTTCAGACACCCCATTTTATTAACCGTCATGCTGGCAAACGCACACATAGCTACATCATCTATTATCTATCCATTCGTTCTTACAAATAATTTCCTTCTCTTATTCATCCCCAATCAACCAAATAATTATTTCATCCGTCAGTCCTACAAAATCACACCCCACCAATCACCCTACAAAATCACAATGAATGTATTATAAGAATAATTATAATGAACTTCAAGGATTATTTTGCATAGGAACTATTCTATATTTTCGAATAGTTAAAAAAACGGCGTGAGAGATTATCCCACGCCGTCTTGTTTCTTTTCGCCTTACAGCGAGATTTCTTTTTAGGAAAATCTCAACTGATAGGTGGCGTTTACATTCTGATTACTCGCCCACTGTGAAGTGGCATAGGTCGTTCCAGCGAGGATGGTTCCGCCAGAGCTGGTGTTCACAAGTGCCACGTTCTGAATGGTCACGGTTCCGAGCATCGACGCGCCGAGGAACTGGCAAGTCGCTTGCAGGGTCTTTGACGAAATGGCGGAATTGGACGTGGTCGCTCTTGCGCCCGTTTCACCCTGTAAAGAGGTGTCGGTTGCGCCAGGGGCTGTCCCCGTGCCGATTGCCATGTGCGTTACCTGTTTAGAACCAGCCAACGCCCCAACCGAGCCAACGATGTAATCTTGGAATCCAAGATTCACCACTGTATTCGGCTTCCATCCTGAATCGCCATTTATCTTGCCTGTCTTGGCGTCCACGATTTGAACCCGCATGAAACCTTTCACATGCGCTCTTTTTTCAGCGATATTCATTTGAATCCTCCGTTTGCCGAGCCTTTTTCATCACCACACAAGGACATTGTATCCAATGACGGGGTGGTGCGTCCAGCTACGACTTTGGTTCAATTACTTTTAAATTAGGGGTGGGAACAAAATGCCCACCCCGATTCATTAAGCGTGTTTGATGTTGGTAATTTTTACGCAAGCGTCTTCACGCTCGAGTTTCACGTCCAATTTCATCGTCATTGTGATTTGCACAACGCGATGGCGGGGTTTTCTTTCGAATTCCCATGAAATATCACGATGAATACCGAGAACAATGTTCTTCGGATGAATGAGAAGTGCCTTGCTCCCGAGAATATCAACGGGAATTGTGGGCGGATTTGCCGCGGTAACAACATACGTCGGAATTGCCCCAACCTTTCGGACTGGAATGCCCATATACTGCGGCTCTTTTCCGCCGACCAAATACATCGAGAACGCATCATTAACCGCTTTTGCGCCCAACACATCGATATAATTGATTCGTGCGAGATGAGAAACGTAGAACCGATATCCGTCAATTAAGTCGGAGTATTGGCTCGGCAATTTCTTATACGCCGCACTCAAGGTTACTTCGTTTAGAACTGCTTGACCAATAGCATCATAGGTATTGGTCGTGATTTGCTTGAACAACCCATCCAGCACGTCGAGCTTTGTGCCGCCTCCGCCAGGAGCATCTCCATTCAGAATCAGCTGGTCAAGCTCAAAGCCAAGCTTGGACGCGCACATCTGAATGATGGAATCCTGCAAGGACGCACCTTCGATGGAATCTTCAAGTGCATCATAACCGAGGTCAAGTGCGATGATAACTTCTTTTGCATCCAGCGTGACCTTTGTGGTCGTCGGGCTGGTGGTATTTGTGTGTTCTGTCCCGACCGCAACGGGCTTCTGAAGGATATCACCCGTAAACGTCATCTTATCGATTTGACGTTTGGATGCCTTCATCGGCTCACGGCGGGCTTCGACAGACACAACTGCGCTATCGAAAATTCCCTGCACAAGCTTTGCGGCCTGTTCAGGATTGAGCAATCCACCATTGGCTAAATCGCCACTGGTAAACGCCTTTTCGAGAATCTGGTCGATTTTATTCATCGTTCCCTCCTGATGAAACATTATTTTTGGAACGTATAATCAGGTTTCCCTTTTCCTCGTTCGATTGAAATCCTTACGCTTTTTTCTTACCTTTTAACGCGTCACCAAAAACATCCGCTTTCGCTTCTGTTTTCTCATGTAGCGTTTCGATTTTTAGGGCTGTGGGCATTCCCATCCGCTTTCCGAGAGATTCGAATCCAGCGAGAATCATGTTGATTGCTTTCTCGGCCTTATCGATGCGCTCGACCAAATCAACTTTCGCTGATTTTTCGGCTTCGTTGGCGGTCGCTAATGAGGCTTTGAAGTCCTCAAGGGCTTTCGTCAGCTCGGCTTTAACGGATTCGAACTTGGCAAGTTCTGCCTTCTGCACTTTTTCGGCCTCTTCGAGAACGGCTACGCGGGCTTCAAATTTCGCCTGATTCTCTGTGAGTGATTTGATGGCGGTTTCCATTGGACTCAATGGCAGGGCGGCTTTCGCCAGCTCTTCCGCTTTGGCTAGCTCTTCCGCGGCTTTCGCCTCGGCCTCTGCTTTTAACTTCTTCTCTTCCTCTGTCATGCTGTCCTCCTTGACGGTATTTTTTTGTTTGGTTCCTACGCTCTCAATAAATTCTCCGAGAACGCTTATTACCTCTTTTGATTTTACGAGGCTGGTCTTTGCCAATTCTATTTTGTATGGCTCCAAACATTTTTCGATTTCGTTTTTTTCGCTACCCAAGCTTTTTGTTATATCCAATACATTCTTCTGAATGTAGGATTTAAACTCCTGTATAACGCCAGATATAATATCGTCAGCGTTGGCAATCTGTTTTGCATTTACGGCGAACCATGTCATGTGACTTCTGAATGATTCGAACCCCTCGTAAATAGCTCTGGTGACAAGACCATTCCTGAAACTTGATGCGACATCTTCTGCCGTCACATCATTCGACCCCTTGGTGCTGACCTGCTCTGTCAAATCGATGAGTTTGAAAATCGTTTTCTCGAAGCGGTCAAAAAGAGAATCGAGTCCCTTATTGATTTCCTTCGGCGTTTTCATCTCTTCGTTATAAATTGTTTCCCAGCATCCCTGTTGTAGGGCTGATACTGCCCCATCGATTGTGTAGTAAGCAAGTCCATCGCCGTAAGCGTCTTGCTTCGCCAGCAAAACGTCATTAGAGAAAACAGCCGTCATTTCGCTCTGCCTCTTGAACAAAAGGATTTGAGCGTCGGGAACGGCGGGTCTATCGACAATGGCGATGCGGTCTACTTTCTTCGCATGTAATCGATATTTCGCTGTTGGCATTTACGCCTCCTTATTCCTATTAAACATTTATTGGCTCGCGGAATCCTGAAATGCGCACCGAAAATCCTTTATACGTTCCGTCTTTGACCTTTTCCCAAACCTCATCATCGTTCACATGGATTGTTCCTGCCCAAGTTCCTTTGGCCAGAATCTTTCCGAAGAAGTCCAAATCATCTTTCCATGCGATAAAGCTTTCGACGATTTCCGCATCCATCGTTTCTTTTTTGTGCATCTCATCGATGTCACGATAGTCAATCATAAAACCGTGTGCGACCTTCTCGATGTCTAATGCTGAAATAACGTCGCCATCGTGGTCGGCTTTTTCGGGGTAAAGGAAAACTCCATAGACAAGATGGCGTTCTGAATCTACTTTGACTATGCTGACTTCTTCGATATTATCCAGGGCGACTCTGCCAGCTTTTTCTGCGGCCTCTTTCGCTTCTTTTGTCAGTTCCACTTTTTCCTCCACGATTTCCGCCTTCATCACGTATGACGGCGAATATGGCAAGAAGTCCGCCTCGACATCATCGAGCATTGTTCCCACGACTTTGACGAACTCGGTTTCTTGGTCTACGACGAAATGTTTGAACGATTTGAATTGAGTGAAGTGGGTCTTGGAGAATTTTTCTGCTTGGTCTGGTTGCCAACCTTTGGCTTTTTTAAAAACGTAATCAATCAGCTTTGAACAATCTTGACAATAAATAGTTTTAATTCCAGTTGATTTGTCAATAGAAAGAGAACGACATCGATGACCGATGTGTTCTGCTTGATTCGACACCGCTATATGTAGATTGTCGTTGTCCATAAGCTTTCTTGTTATTATTAAATTTTATTTACTTCTGTTGACAAGTATAGCACCGCGCTCTGACAATGGCAAAATATAATTGCAATAAACCTTTAATTATGTTTTAGATTCTTTTACTCACCCGTCCAAGCATCCTCAACCGATGATACCTTCACGGGAAGAATGTCCATGTCGCATCGGCAATTTATTACTTCTTCTGGTCCCGCTGACGGGTCATGTGGGCCAGCCATCTCGTAATCTCCAACCTTAAATTTATCCTCGAGTAAAATCGTCGTTCCATTGGCTTCTCGGTGTGTATCTCTGGTAAGGCTGTCGTTTTGTGCAATCCATCGTTTTTTCGTTCCCTCGCCTGTATTTCGCTTGTAGGTTTCACGCTTCACTTCCTCCACGGCGATTCCAGTCTCTGTTCTGGCGATTGTTTCCGAACGATTTCGATATGTCTGCTTGAAAAGCACATTGATATCCTTCTTTACGCCCGCCCAGCCATTGGGTTCTTCGTATAGGTTCTTTGCAAGGGATTGACGAAAATCATCGAGAGTCTTTTTGGTAATGCTTCCCGTAATTTTCGTTCCCCGTTCCGTAATTGCTTTTAGAATATGTGGGTTGTTAAGGTCGAAACTTAACGCGCTTCCACCTGGCTTGTTTTTATAAATTTCTTTTAATCCCTTTTCTCCGCCGAGCTTCCCAGCCATCTTCATATATTTTTCTGTCAATGGTTGGACATTCTGTGGCTTAACCGATTTCTCCCATCCATCGATTATCCTATCAATCGAGTCGAGGTCTGACTTTGATACCTTGGCGACGACATCCTCATAAAAGCCATCGGATTTCTTTTTCTCGGCATATAACTCGGGATGTTTTTCTTTTGCATCGGCTTCCAGCTCTGCCCGTTTTGTCTCAAGGAAATCCATCAGCTCTCGTCCTTGGCGGCGGAACTCTTTTGATAAATCCTTATCAAATTTATTTTCTACCCTCGTTATTTTCACATCCACGCCTGAACGCCTTGCTTTATTCAGCTCTCCAACTTTTATAAAAGACTTCGGAGATGAATCGGTTCGTTCTTCGATTTGGGTGTCCTCGTTGTTATCGTTATCAGAATTGGAAAGATTGGATGCCAATGATTCGGTGTCCATATCCAATCCCGTCGGAGTTCCTGAAATATAAAAAATATCTCCGCCTTCATACGGCTCGGCTCCCAATTCCTCCCTGATTTCATTCGCCGTCTTTGCCCCGATACCAAAATATATCGCGTTGATATCTGCCGTTATTTTTCGCTCATCAATCAGGATGTCGTTCATGATTACTTCCCATCCGTTGATTTGCAAACCCTCTTTGATTATCAGGTTGTTGATAATCCATTCGTATTGCTGTTGCTTCGGGTCGATGACCGATGTCAAATAGATGCGGTCAATTTCAGAAGCGACGCTACCTCCGAGCTGTCCAGAAATAACAATGCCAGCACGATAAGGCGGAACACGATGGGCTGTAAGAATGTCGTCACGATTATCCCTTCGATAAACTCGGAACGACGCTTCTTTCGGGTCGACGTTTAATTTCTCGAATAGGATTTTAGTTCCCGCTGGCGTTGTCAGCACCATCGTTTTGTGATTCGATTGTTTTAATTCTGCATCGAAGTATTTCTTGATGGTTTCCTCAATCTCGGCATCAAACTCCGACCCCTCTAGGATTACGGCATAAGCTGGAATGCCGAAATTCTGGAAGAATTGTAGATTGTAATCTTTTTCTTTCTGTTCTCCGAACATCGGGAATAAAGCGGACAACCAATCGGGCGCACCATAATAAGCGGAACGCCAAGTATATTGTCTGATGGGAATCAATTCGTTTGCCGCCATCAACGGGTTTGCAACTTCTCCGAACTCTCCCGTTTCTTTATTCAGCGCACGAACATCTCCGAACTTTTTAAACCAGACTTTCGCTTGGTCGATAACTTGGACATATTTTTCTTTGGTCTTATGCAAGCGAACTGTCTGTGACGGAACATGATAAATTCCGCCTACCAAGCCATCGAGATTACGGGTAATTTCAAAATACCCATTACCGTTTCCCTCGAAGTCAAAATCAATTTTCTTTAGGACGCTTGTCAAATCCTCTGTGCCATTGACTCGATTGAAAAACGTCTTTAAGGTTTCCTCGTCTTGCTCGCTAGCATTTTCTCCTTCGGGGCCGACCTTTCTTTTTATTTTCCATCCGATGCCGATTGCATCTTGGACTTTCGTTCGTATGCAAGCGGAGTGAGCTACGGACATTTCTTGCCAGAACATCAACTGCTCTAGGTTGTATGGCGGCGGAATAACTTCTGTCCCGTAATCTGTTTTTACTAATTGCTTACTCTGCGGAATTTCGTATTTGGCGAGGTCTGCCTCTGTGAATAATTGTGCGCGGTCGGTGATGAATACTTTGACCTTTTTACTTTCTGTGACTTTATTCTTCTTGTCGGTCATATACTCTCCTTATATTCGGACTCTAACCGCGCCGATTACCACGGTCTTTATTGCGTTGAATGTTGCGCCAGCAACCGCGTCTGCGACGTCTTTACTTCCTTTGGCTGGATGGTCGACTTTCTTGCCCTCAACTAATTCAAGTCTTTTTAACTCTGTCAATAAGATTTCACTATTATATATTTTCATTCTACCATTATAAAACAATTCTTTCATTGTTTCATACGCTTGCATGTCCCTATCGACGGATAGGATTTCTGACTTGATTCCCCGTTTGTTGATTTCCTGAATGGAACTTGCGCTCTGATATTGGTCGTAAGTGACTTTTCCCAGCTTGAATCCTCTGTCCGCTAATTGGAAAACAAGATTTTTGACTTCGGTGATATCAATCTCCTTTGCCTTACTTCCAATGATTCGATGGGCGAGGTCAACCTTTACGATATTTCCCTCTTTATGCACCATCGCAAATCCGCAAGCGTCTGAACTCAACGCCAAATCGACGTGAATAAAATAGGTGAACTTCGGGTCGCCCTTGAACCAATCCGCGAATTGCCCATCTATTCCGACGGGGTCTTTCATGGTCGGGTCAATCGAGTCCTCGACACAACCGAACCTCTTGATATATGCCTCGAGCGTCAAGCTTGCGACCGCGCCGA